AGATAATTCTTTGATCTTAGAGTCTATAGTCAGTATAGCCTGATTATAGATTTGTTCTATATTGTTATCTTTGGCTAGTGGCAAGTTTAAAAAAGGAGTGTTTTGTACTTTTAAAATAAAAGGGTGAGAAAGATATTCTTTACCTAGCGATTTATTTAAAGTAATACGATATCTTTTTATATGCATTTCGCCGCAGAGAAAAGGATTTTTAATCTTTTCATTTAGATCTGCGGTAATATATGAATCTTGGTGTTTAACATCTAATACAGAAAAGAATTTAAGCTCTTTGTCTTTATTTTCACCCAAGATAAAAGAGATCTTAGCTCCTTTCCCAGAACTGCTTTCTATCTCCGCTTCGCTAAAGTTTTGGCAAAATTTGCCTTTACTAATTAGATCTAGTTCTAAAATGCCGCCTTCAGCATTTACAGAAGTAATTTTAAATAATGCTTTTTCTTTCTTGTCTAAAAAATTATCAAAATAACAGTCCTTAGATACACTAACTACTTCGTTGACTTGATATCCATTGCCTTTTTCAATAACATCATTAATGACAGCGACATAATAAGTCTTAAAAAAACAATCAATTGTATCTCCGTCTAGTATTAAATCTTTTGCATTGGAGTCAAATTTAATTCTTGATTCAGAAACAACAGAAAATACTTTATTGTAGCTAATAAAATCAACACGAACAGTAGAGAACTTCTCTGGGCTTCCAATTATTTCGATCTCTTGGCCTGAATTAATTGAAGACCAATTTGCTAAATTATTAGAGTACGCAAATTCGTCGCCGGAAGAAAACAATACGTCTGTCATATTTATATTATATTACAAATAACAGCTTTTAACACAGGATGTTTTGCGTTTTCTCCTTCATATCCGCTGATTTCAATTGTAGGCTCAGATATGTAGCCGCATCCTAATTTTGCCATAGATAAAGAAAGTAGCTCTCCTTTTGATCCTCTAATAGCGTTAGCAGCCGCTGCTAATCCATAGTTATAGTCAGTCTCTTCAGGACGAGAGATGGTGACATGAGGGACAGACTCTGAGCATCCGTAACCGGGGTCAATGATTTCTATGTCTACTATATTATGGAAAGCATTAAACTTATTAATTTTCTCGCAGTCATGAATATGATGCATTTCTGTTCTGCAAGAGAGTTGCCTTAAGAAATTTTTATTTCTTTTAATAATCTCTGTCTGTTTATTGTTAGCAATTTCAAGAGAAATCATAAATTCTACATCAAGTTTTTGCAATAAAGAACTTCTCTCTTCTGTCATTCTTTGAATTTTTTCATTAATCAAATCATGCTTGTTCCAAATTGAATTGCCGTCTGGAAGGATTTTCCTATGTTTTAAATCGTTGTCGTTAATATTTTTATTTAATTGGACGATATAATCAACCAAGTGATAATCTATTCCTAAAAAATAGAGATGTTCTGTGTCTTCTACTAAATTAATTGAAGACTGAATAATTTTATAACTACCGTTAATAAAATATATAATATAATGTTTCATTTTAATTAGCTGTTATTATGCATAAGTCATAACTATTGATAGCTCTAATGTTTGAATGTAAAAATAAAAAGAAGCGTCAGAATAAAGGTTATTACTAAAAGGGGCCTTTCTAACAGCATAATGAGCAAAAGATAAATTTTTTATACTTCGAAATTTCCAAAAAGTTGCATTGTTTATTGAATCATTATTTGCATAAGTCTGCCGATAGGTGAAATAATTTGCATAAGGCAGGTCTTTTAAAGTTACTGTTATGTTGTTGGTTCCAACTGTAAGTTCGGTTCTATCGACTTCACTATTAACGAAATTGTCTCCAAGAAAACAAAATATTTTTATATTATTTTTCTTTTGGACATCGGGAATTATTAATACAATTTTTAGATTTTCATTTTTTAATACTGGAACTCCATAATAGTAATTATGGCCCAGATTACCCACTCCAGTAAAAGTAGAAAACTCTGCCGCTGCTATAAAAGGAATGTCAATTACAGTCGGCTCTGGATTTATAGAAATTTGAATTTGAGAAGGAGTCAAAAACTGAGAGAAATTATTTGGAGGAGTAACATTTACGCAATTAAAAGCGCCGTTAAATAATCCTTTACTAACTTCATCTGTTAGAACGCTTCCAGAAGAAGAAGAACTGGAAGACAGAAAATAAAATTCTTTACTGAAATCAATAAATGCTTCTTTATTCGCTCCAAGAAAATTAGTATTTTGTATAATTCTTGTGATAGAAATATCGAAAAACTCTTGTCTGTCTAAACCGAAGTCGCTTGTTGTAGCTCCAGATTTTACTTTATATTTATTATTGCCTACTTCTGCATTGATTGATTTTAATGAAATAATTCTTAGATCTTTTTCTGTCGTGTCTAATTCTAAAGCTCTTGTAAAAATTTTATTCCCATTTAAAATATAAGCCCTTTTGCTAGGTTCAATTTTGACATTTAAAGGGAAACTGCCCCCTGTCAAATCTCTATTTTGTAAAGAAAGCGCACAAAAAGAGTTAGTAGCGGCTGGTTCTGATCCTATTACTTTATTGTCAACATTATTAGCTGTTAAATTAGTAACCAAAGTAGGTTTATAAATTACGCTTTGTCTTGATAGTCTATAAAATGACTGATAATTTCTGCCATTGTTATTTGCGGATACAATGGATACTTGATTTTGAGTTAAAACGGTTTTATTAATTGAGAAATGAACGTAATTACCATTATTAGTTTTTAAAACATTTTCTAGTGAATAAGATAACGGTACTGCGCCAGCGGCTTTTTCTATTGTTTTAATCGCACTAATCAGCGGATAAGTAGTATTAATTTGACTTGCCGCGTCAATTGATTTAGAATAATAATCTAAAATTTTTCTTGATGTTTCGTCAGAAGAATATTGCCAAGCGATCATAAAAGAATCTACGGCTATTAAAACGACTTCATAAGAGTCTAAATTAAAAGATTTTCCACTATCATCTTGAACTTTGTCAAAATAAAAGATTGATTGATCTTTTGATATTTTTATAAAATGAGAATCAATTATTTCATCGTTTCCTTGTTTTATTGATTTTGGCTCTCCGTCATCGTCGTGAATTATGGAATATTTAGTAAAAGAAAAATCTGTTTTTATAGGGGTTAGTAATAAATAAAAGAAATTAACGAAATTATCTGAGAGTATTGGAACGTTAAAAACTAATCGACGCGAAGTGGTCCCATTAATTGGATATATTGCATATGTACCCCCGTTCAAGATTGCCTTTAAATACTCTATTATGTCTGCATCTTTATTGTCATAGGTTACTAATAGAAATCCTGCTTCTTGTTTAAAAGAATTAGATGTAGTTTTGAATCCTTCGTCTGTTAGTCCTCCTTTATCAATAGCTAAAGAAAAACTTCTATACCTACCAAAAGTACTCAAAGAGTTATAAAGATAACCGTTATCAGAGGCATTGTCACTATCAAATGTTAAATATTCTGTTTGTGTTACAGGATCAAGAGCGGAATATTTTCCGAAAGCAGTCCCAAATGCACCTTTACTATTTACTAATTCAGGGATAATTACTACTCTATAAGGATAATCAATATTGTTAAAAACAACTTTATCTATAAAATTTAAAGGTATATTAAAATTAAGAGAACTTCCAATTACAGCAAAATATTGATTTCTGTTTAAAGCAATAGGATTGTCAAATTCGTATGTCACATTATTGACAATAGTTTGCGCTTTAATCACGTTTGTATAGCTGATTTCTAGGACAGGAAAAGCAGTTGTTTTTAAAGCGTCTGTGGAGTCTACAGCTTCAACATAAGAAAGAGGAGAAGAATTATTAATATTTACTCCATAAACTCTTATAAAGCCTCTTGCTTGACTTTTAGTTAATGTAGTTTTAGTAAAAGATTCATAAATATCTATTGAAACAAATTTAAAATTTGTGTCTTTATTCGGATCAAAGTCTGATTGATAGAAATTTTTTGCAAAAACTTTAAATCCTATAGTGCTATTTTTAATTGAAGAATCATAAAAAATGTCAAGCACTACGTTAGTCTCCTGCGAAGTGAATAAGGCTCTTAATGGAGCAGAGGCTTCTGGTGCTGGTGCTTTTGCGGGGGTAATATTTAATCCAGATTCTATCTGGGTATATTTTAAGTGATACATTTGAGACGCTATAACTGTGTAGTTCGTCCCTTCAGTAGATTCTTGAATTCTGAAAATTCTATAAAAATCATAATCACTATCTGTAGTTCCGTTTAGATTTCCTGAATTTTCCAACGCCCAAGTTATTGATTTGGGAGACATTCCCGAAGCGCCTGTAAAATACGCTAAACCAGTTACATTAAGTCCAGAAGCCATTACTGGAGCTAAACCTGTGATTCTTATAGAATCATAATATTGACCAGTAATTAAGTTGCCGCTTCCTACTATAAATGAATTAGTAAGAGGTTTCCTATAATCATTATAATCAAGATTACTAGTGACAATACTGTTCCCCGCTGTGTCTTTAAAACTAGGGTCTAAGTTGTACTTAGGAGAAACAATAGTAAATTTATAGTTCTGATCACCAGAAAAATTGAAATCAAGTTTTCTGTCTAATGTTAGCGTCCCAGTAGTGACATTTATATCTCCAGAAATGTTTATATTACTTAAACGCCCCCCTACTGTTTTATGCTTCTTGTAATAATCATGAACTTTTATCACATCTCCGGGTTTTAAATAAACAGATTCTGGACCTGCTTCAAAAGATACGGTTTCCGTTTCGTTATATTCAGAAGCTAATAACCATCTTCCTAATCGTTGGGCTTGTCCTCTACTAGTGCATCCAAATGCTGTTAATTCAGTTTCTTTAAATCCGAATTTTCTAAATGCTTCAATATTTTCCACATATTCTACTGCTGGTTTATAAAAATTATTTTTATCAATATATCTAATATAAACAGCAGAGTTTCTGTCTTTTAGTGAAGTAGATTCATAATTAAAATTACCATCCGTTACGTTCGAATTAGTAAAAGAATAAACAGGAGTGTTTTCTGGCATGTCATTTATTGTATAAATAAATCCATTTGAATAATAGAACATGCCTCTAAAGACAGAAGCCATGTCAGCTAATACTTTAAGAGCGTCTTCTTGACTTTGAAGATAAACATTGCAAGAGAATCTGGGTTCGACTCCTCCAAAACCATCTGCAACGAGTTCATCGCAATATTTGGCTATTTGATAAAGTGACCATTTATCTACATCAGCTTCAGAAACATAGTTCCCTGCCCCGTATCTTTTATTAGTTAATAGATCATAAAAACACCAAGCAGGATTGTCTGTCCATTCTTTATCTTCTTTAAAAGTCCCGTCCCAATAATCGTTTGACGAAGAATAAGGTAAAACTCCTGCTGTGTCATAAACGCTAATTTTTTTAGAATATGCTTCTGAAATTATGCCTCCTGAAGAAGCTTTTGATAAAGAAATTCTGTCAAAAGAAATTTGATTTACTTTAATGCTGTCTGCGTATCCTACAAAAGTATCTTTAAAAATTTCTATCTTTTTGTTGTTAGTTATGAAATAAGAAGGAATAAATGGCCCAGTTTTATCGTTTGCTGCGTCGTATATTTGAGCAGCGCTTAAGGGAAGTAAAACGACTGTTTGGTTTTGTTCAAGGGTAACAGAATTTGATAAAAAAGTTTGATCTATTCTTAATCTGTTATATGCTTGTAATTGATTTTGAGTGTCTCCTTTTAGTTGCAGTAAAGCTGCTCTCTCTAATAAATTTTCAGTTCTCTTGTTGAAATCCAAAGGCCTTATTGCATTTCCAATACAAAGCGTTTGGTAAGCATTGTAATCGTCAATATTTATATTACATTGAATTTGCTTCTCTGAATTTAACAAAACATCTATTTCGGCGTTTAGTATATTGGGGAAAAATTCTTTACTTAAAGATTTTCCGATGGACAAACTACCCTTATCATTGAAAGTTTTCGTGTCGCCATAAAAGTATTTATAACAAGTAGTGGCAAGATTGTCTATTTGACTATTATAAAGGGAGTCTTCCTTGAATGATACTCCTTGTATTAAAAGAGAGGGAAGCCCCTTCACTGATGCTTCTACTTTACCAGCTTGATCCCTTGCTTGTGGTTTTTGTGTATCAACAAGGGGAGTTTTATTCCAAGTACTATCATTAAGATTTATATTTGCTACGACCCTCGCGACTTCATTAAATGTCACTTTCGGGTTTACTACCTTTGGTAAGATGAATAAAGTAATTCTTGTAAAAGTCTTTTTTAATTCATCTGTCGAGTATTTGTTTTTGTTTAGTTGTTTTGTTATGGTATATGTTTTGCCATCATTTGGAGAAATAATTGTGAGTATTAAACTCACATTTTGTTCAGCTATGGTCATAGAAAGATTAAATTGCTTCTCTCTATTAATTAAAGAATAAGTTCCAGCATAAGAAATATTTTTTAATTTAATAAAAAAGTCACAATAACACCCAGAAAACCCTTGATCTTTTAAATAACCTTTTCCATTAGTAATATGTGTGTCCCTAGTAGGCATTAAATCAATTTCGTAATATGGAATATCATTATTGGCGGTTATATCTTGATTTCCGCCTTCATATTCGAAAGCTTTTGTTGCCTGTCCATTAGCGCAAAGAGTTTTTAATGGTATTGATATGGAACTACTTAAAGGTATATCAAAAACATTAGGATTAAATGCTTGAGGGATAGCCGAGCTTGAAACAGAAGTTATACCCTGAACCAAAACATTCCATTTTTTATTCAACCAATTTCTAACAGAAATACTTTCTGATGTAGCCAATTTTCGATTATAAACTAGAACTTCAAAAACTGTGCATTTGCTATTAAGCGAGGCATGATGATTTATTGCTAGGCCAAATAATGCTAGAACTGAAACAAATCTACTCTTGAGATGTATGTTAATAGTATTCTGCCAAAATACTGAATAAACAGCATTTTTATCTTGAGAGAACCCTATAATATAAGTAGTTGGATCATTTGTGGTGCCCCAATAATTAGAGCGACTAGAAAATTTAGGTACGTTAGACGCTACTCCCGGCATGTCAAGATTTGTATTATTCGCTGCGAAATAGCGATTAATTTTCTGTGTTTGCCCGAAAATATAGTTTTGACCGGGAAAAGAAGCTAAAATAGAATTTCTTTCAGTATCTAGAGCGCTAGAATGCCATTTACATACAATGAAAACAGTAAAATCATCCTTACTAATAGCCGCAGTACTATCTGCGTTACCAATGAATTTCACTTTTTGAGTAGTCTCAAATGTCACTCCATAATTTCCATTGGGGCTTTGCTCTGAGTGGCTTGATCCATATTTTGGTCTAGCGGCAGTTCCAGCAGGGTTTGTGTAAGTTCCATCCCCTAATACACATTTTATAGTTGATCCAGCTACGGTATTGGGCCAACTAGTTACCTCTCCTAGCGAGGTAGTTAAGGAAGGATTGCTCGCATCAAATTGAGCAGCTAACCCATTTTTAATTGGCGGATTGACATTGTCGGCATTTGCATAATTACCATTTTCTCCTAAAAAGAAATCTTCTGTTGTTTCTCCGTCTGTTTTTGAAATTGTTGTTGTAATGGTCGGCGCAAGCGGAGTAGTTATGCCATAAGTTTTTGTTATTGGATTATAATTAAAAGGAACTTTGACTTTTAATAAGTTAACATCATATGATCTTTCTGGTATTTTAGAAAAATATCCAGCGTTAAATTTAGAAGTAACAATTGCAGAATTAGTATATCTAAACGAAGAAGAGTATGTTTCAGTAATGCTTTCTAAACTTATAAAAGATGCTCTTGCTGAAAAAGTGTCTTCTGGAGTGATTTTTAATACTGTAATATCCCAACCTGCCCAATTTTGGTCTTCATTTAATCCAGAAAAAACATTAGATGTGTTTAAAATGATTTGCTTAGAATAGCCTTGAGTTACTTTTCCATCGGATTCTATTTCGAATAATTTAGGGACATTATCTACGTTAATTACTAAATTTTGATTGTCTTTAATTATTGTAGCAGTATTCGAAGTTAAATCAAGTGTTGGAAGATTAGCGTTGTATCCTTCATTGTAAATTGGAGAGATTTTAATTCTTATTTTGAATTTATTTCGTATAACAGACCCAGCACCAGCGACTATAGCGTCGAGATTTCCATCTTCGGTTTGTCTTCCTGTACGGGTTAATTTAAAATCAGTTGTCGTTGCTGATTCAACTCCTTCTATCTTTATTTTCCCATCCCTTACTTCCGTTAAATCTTGGTATTTCAAAGTCACATAAAGAGAAGATATTCTAAAATTTAAACTTATTTTTTTACATTCTTTATTTAATATGCGGTAAGTCCTTTGGTAATCAAGGACTTCATCTGTTGTCCTAGCTAGTTGATTTGGGCCTCTTAATCTTTCTCCTATGGAGCGAATATAAGATACGCTATCGAAACCTTGATCTAATGAAGTGCCTTCTGGAGTTCCATTAGTTACTTGAACATTTATTTGTTGAAAATTGTATTTTTCTTGACTGTCTAAAAGAGGAGTTTGGTTCCACTGGATAGATCTTAAATATTTAGATTCACTGTTCTCTCCTACTACAGAAGAGTATTCATTATAAATAACTTTTTTAAATCCTAAATCGCCAACTTGACCAGAATATAAATACTGCCCTTCAAGAAGTCCGCCGATTGGCCCTTCTGATAAAAGATCTTTTACTTTTGCAAATTGGTACACTCCATAAGGCTGTCCGTTATATACAAATCCTTCAACGTCTTCATAAGCGGCAGTTGGTTGTGGCGATTGCGAACCACCGCCTCCACCGCCAAAGCCTTTTATGTATTTAAAATCTTCAAAGTTATTCATTTTTTATATGTAGTTAATTGAGTCTTTTACATCTGCTGCTGTTGATTTAGTGTCCATTTCAACATTGTTAACGGATACTTCAACTGTTTGAGATCCAATTTTCATTCTACCGTATCCAATTGGAACAGGTCCGCCTTCTCCAATAACATTAGAAGGTCCATCAAATAAGTAACTTGGCTTGCTGCCGTCTTGTTGAATTTTTCTAAAGTCTTCAAATTTTGGAGGAGACATCATTAATAAAGCAACGCCTGTCACGGCTAATCCAATACCTGCGCCGATTAGTGCGCCAGACAAAACAGTTGCACCTGTTCCTCCTGCGGCTCCTGCCATGCCAAGAAATGTAACTCCCCCTGCTGCTCCAATACCTGTTGCGATTAGTATAACGCCCAACACTAAGGCTAGTATTCCTTTGGTGCTACTGTTGCCGCCTCCACCAGCGCCTTTAATAATAGGCACAATATCTAAAGTCTCTAATTTCTCATTTATCATTACTAATTCAGAGTTAAGAATAGACTCTGGTTTTTCTAGAGAAATATTTTCTGGATTCATTATCTCTCTTTTATTAACAATCACCTTATACTCTACGCTTTTTTCTGCTGCTCCAATTAGATATTCCAGTAGCTTACCCTTGGACAAAACTTGGATAGCTCGCAATGCTTCCTTTATAGAATTTACTTTTAAACTCCAATTTTCCCTTCCTACATATTCTGCTATTTCTCCGTGTAAAGTAACGTTAGTCATAAAGATTATGCCTCATTATATAAATTACCCATTTTTTGTGTTGGTTAGAAAGCTTTTCGGTAAGAGAAGGTTTATTTCCGGGATGATGCAAAATCATGTCTTCTCCAAGATAAACGGCGCAATGAATTGGGAAATCGAACCTTTTTGTTCTCATTATTAAAACATCGTTCTTCCTAAAATTGGAAACTTGCCTGAATCCATTGTATTCAAAGTACCTCTTTAAATAGTCGTCTTTATCTTTTAAAGCGGCTTCTTCGTCTAGAAGTCTTTTGCTTGCTGTTTTATTGTACTCTTCTTCAGAAACATTATTTTTAAGAATTTCTAACTCTGGACAAAGATGGAGATTCAAATCGTGCGCGTAATAGTCTCTAACCAACCATAAACAATCTGCAAAGCCTAAAAGAAAAGGTCTTCCTGTGTATTGAATTTTATAACTATTTGGATTATAGGTGTAGAAAGATCCGCTTTGCTTATTGTAGACAATGCATGGTAATCCCAATCTTTCAGATACAATTATATCTACTTCTGAAATAGCGTCAAAATTAATATGAGAATGATAATAGGCAGCGACATTAGACTGACCGTCAAAATTCATCATAAATTCAGTAGCTGAATTAATCAGATTTTCTGTCTTTTCTATGTTTAATCCAGACTCTGAATGTACGAGAAGCCCACATACTTCATTATTAGAAGTATTAGCGTGTTCAATAATTTTGCTTTTAATCTCTTCCGTTAGCATATTTGATTACTCCTTATGAAGCAATAGATTCTTCTTTTCTCTGCGTCTGTGAGCTTTTCAATGATTGATTTTTTATTTCTTGGTTGGTGTAAAATGTGGTTTTGCCCAAGATAAATGCCAAAGTGTGAAGGGTAATTTTCTAGGTATTTGAATACAATGATATCATGTTTTCTGGCATTTTCTATTCCTTCGATCTTAACGAAATTTTCTTTTTCAAAGAATTTATCAAAATTTTGCGAGTCGCAAAACTCTGCTAATTTATTTTTTACAAACTCTGGATAATCCTTATCCCAATCTGCTGTTCTTTCATAATGGAAAATCTTAATACCGAATTCTTCATTGTAATAGTTTTCTACTATTGATAAGCAGTCAGATACCCCAATTACAAAATCTTTATCAACGTATTTATTATAGTAATTTTCTGGAGAATACTCTTCAAAAGAATCACTTTTTAGTATATAAACTATGTTTTTTAGGTTAAGCTTGTGGCTTATCTGCTTATCTAGCTCTGAGAAAGAGTTGTCTTGTATGCAGTGAGAATGATAAATCCCAACAATTTTGCCATTCATTGCCGCCTTTAAGTAATCTAGGTGACATACAACAAATTCATTTTCCTTATCCTGAGCTATATTCTTACAAGGAAAAGATTCTAGTATATTCTTTTTATTTAGAAGCAGAAGACCGCAACATTCATCTGGGTTTTCCTTTAATGAATGAGCTTTTATTTTTGCTTTTATTTCGTCGCAAATCATTATCCTACTCCTCTATTGTAATTAGATACTCCATAAAATCCTCCAAAAGGTAAAGGATTTTCTCCAAATCTAATTTTACATCCTTTTATACTCTTGGAGCATTGATCAGCTATCCAGTATTCTCCGTTTGGAGGAGGCACATCCATAGGTGTATTAGTTTTTGCTATAAAATAAAAATTAATCTTGTTTTTCGTAATAAAAACTATTTCTCCTTTTTTATAACTTTTTGACAATTGCCAAGCGCTTGGATTGTTTGCGATAGTAGTCTGTCCAAAAATCGCCATTTCAGAAATTATTTGATCGTCTTCAGTGGCGCAGATCGGCGCATTTTCTCCTGACGAATTACTTTTGTTTGGTATTGGAGTTGTGGTCCCATGAATTTCTTCTTTTAAATTTTCGCTGTACTCATAAAGACAGCCTTCTCCTCTATATTGCCAAGGACAAATATAACTTAAGACTCTTCTCTTAGGCAACTTCACTCTGTCTAGGTCTATTGCGCTTGAAAGCTCAAACTGAATGCTATTTTTATTTTCTGAAGACTTCCTATCAAAGTAATAAACATCTCTAGGAAATTCGCAATTTGGATCAGGATCAAATCCATCTGGTATGATTAATTTGTCAGGAGATAGGGTACTTACTCCATCAGATTGGTAAAAATTATTTCTGTCAAGGAATTTAGCGAAGGTTCTGATTCTAGTGAACTTTACTCCAATTAAATCTCCAAAATTAACAACCCCTTTAAAAAGACTAAAAACGTCAAGCATCTCATCAGAAAAGCTTATTTGAACTTTCGGTTTAGGAAACACTCCTCTTGAAGCTGTTTCAAATCCCTCTGTCCCTAATGGAGCGGGTAAATAAGCTTTATTCTTCCAATAAATGATATTCCTTCCAAGTTTTAAATTATTATGTAATCGAATAACTCTATAATCAAAAGTATGAGTAGTATCTCCTCCGGGTAAAATTATTTGAAAGTTTTTGAGATTAACAATAAATTGAGAACTCGCCGTAGTCGTAAAACCAATTTCACTTAGATCTATTTCAAATAAAGAGATTATTGAAGAAGGCTCAAGAGAGAAAAACTCTGTATTTATTTTTAAAGATGCATTTTTTTCTTGTTGAGTAGCCATAATATTATGCTGGTACTTCTTCGAAGGTAGCTTTTACAGAGAAATTATTGAAGAATGGATTAGATGATCCCCATCTTCTACATACAAATAGTTTGGCATCTGTAGATGCAACTGTATACGGCGCAGATGGATAATAAATAAAAGCTGTCTTCGCTGACCTCGCACTAAAGAAATGAAGGATAGCAGTGCATTCATCTAACGTTAACCCATCAAAATTTAATTCAAAATTAAGCAGATTAAAGTTAATTTGGTCGCTTACTCTCTTTTCGTAGCCATCTCCGTATTTTATTACATCTACTTTGGGCTCAAAATTGGCTTGAGTTTGATAAGAAGGCTTCCAAATAAACAATGGGTAGTCTTTTTTGACAACAGGGTGTTGGAAGAATCCTCCCCAATAAGCATCTGAATTAGAAATAACGCTAGAGTAAACTGGTGGATTATTCGCGGGCACAGCGGCTTTAGCGTAATAATACCGATTATCTGTGTATATGATAATATCGTGCTTATTATATACGGTGGAATTATTCCATGGACTAATATTAAAAATTGAACTAGACATACCTTTTACCTTTTACCAACTTATTATTACACTTTTTTGTGTAAATAATAAAATAAGATGGCATTATCTCGACTAAACAAACAGAACTTGGATTTTTACTTGAATCAAAGCCAAGTTCATGGCGTTCAGGATATTCAGGCTTCCTATCAAATGCCAGTTCAACATACCAAGTATCTTGGTATGGATAGCAGCTTTTACACTCCAGAAGGAGCGAAGGGCGCTACTTTGTCTGTAACTAGTCTATTAACTACTTCCAATGATTTTCTAGCTTGTACGGGTGAAGCTGGTAACTACGGATTTATTACTAAGAAAAGCAATCCAAGCTCTAATGTCTTATTTGGATTTCAAAGCGGCTATTTGACTTCTTATACTTGTGGTGCCCAAATTGGAGAAGTACCAACCGTTAGGGCGAATTTTGAAATATATAATGATGCTGGATCTATAGCTTCTCAAGGCAATTTTAATCAATCAAACGCCACATCTTTGGTAAATTCAAATTCGATAGACATAGGAGTTAATGACTTTATTACAAATAGAGTTAATTCTTTTAACCTTAATATAAATGCTAATAGAAACGCTGCATATTATTTAGGTTCTTCAACTCCATTTTCTGTAAGGACAATCTATCCTCTTGAGGTAAGTTGTGAATTTAATATAGCTCAAGATAATTACGCTCTGCAAAAACTTTCAGATTTATCATACAACATAAAGAACATTAGTAATTTTTACATTAAAACTAAAGACTTTAATGGAAATTCAGTAAATTTTGATTTTGGAAGTTCGTTATGTTATTTTATTGACGTTTCCGAAGACTTCTCCGCTAGTGTAAATTCTCCTGTAGGAATAACGGTAAGGTACAAGGGTTATCTGAAATAAGGAAAAAGGATGAAATATTTTAATGAGTGTGACGTAGTATTTAATTCGCGTTTTGGGTCAGGCTTAGTTCTGGCTCAGAACGCTTCTATTGCAGTAAATAGGAGCATAAATTCTACTTACGCAATCGGAAGACAAAACTCATCTCAGATGTTTAAGACTAAAGCAGATGAGACTAATATCGAGTTTACTTATTTCCCAAATATTTCTGATCCTATTTACAAGTGTTTTGATTATCTAAAAACAGGTATTTTTACCAATAGTTTTCCTGAAATAAACATTCCTGTTCAAGTCACTTTAGCAGGAGTAAGCGGTTCTTTTTATCCTTCTAGATATTCACTAACAGTAAATCCTAACTCAAAAGTACAAGCTTCTGTTTCTTTGTCTAGCTTTTCTAATATTTCTGGAAGTCTTAATGATAAGCCTACAATTAATAACCTAGCTAGCGGATCAGGGATAGCTCATTCGTGGAACGCTAAAGTCTCAGGAACAGCCGCTCTCTATAACGTTTTAGACTTTGCTTATGGAATCTCTATCAATTGGAATCCAATCTACTCAGTGGGCCAACAAAGACCAAGACAAGTTGACCTATCCGCTGGAGAAGAAACGTTTGATTTCACCATAGAGAATTTTAATTCAAATTTCTCTAATACAGACTTATCAACAGCAGAGAACGCCAAGATAAACATAACTACTTTCGGCGATCAATCAATAATGATTATTAACACTTCAGGAAGTAAGATCGATTCTTCTAATCTGTCGATTAATATTGACGATTTTGCTAAAAATAAAATATCATTAAAAAGGAGTTTCTAAATGTTTTTTAATTATAAAAATTGTACGTTTAGCTTTAGTGGCATTGATATCCTCGCCTCTAATGTAAACATGTCTCTTGATACCTCTAATACTCCTGTCTACAATGAAGAATTTAAAAAGAATTCTTATTCTTATGTAGCCGAAGATACAGTAGATACTAATTTTTCAATTTCTTATTATTTAACAGGTAAAGACTTTGTAAAAGAATACCTATTAGGGGTTAATTCAGAACAAGGAATTTCTGGAAATTTTTGCGGTTTGTATTTTCAAAATGGATACATTACAAACTATTCTATAAAAGGATCTCCTGATTCTTTGGCTAAAGTTGATGTAGAAGTTAAAGTTTTCGAGCCTCTAAAAGGAGCCTTCTCTGCAACTGCTCCAATTAACAGACCAGAATTCACTCCATTAAATTTCTCAAGTTTTTATTTATCAGGCGACTTAGATGGAACGCCTTTTGATTCAAATGGTTATAATTTTACTAATTTTAATTATCAATACCAGAGAGAGGTTCAAAAATACAACAAAGAAGGATCTTCGGCTTTTGATGAAAGTGGAAGAGCTTATTTAGGAAAAAGATCTCAGAGCCTTAGTTTTGAAATAGATAATTTTAATTATTCTTTGCCTTATTCAGGCGTTCCTTGCTCTTTTTATGTATCTTTGCAAACTGGGTCTCAACCATTAGACACGTTATCTTTTGCAGGGATAGTATCTTCAAAAAGATCTTCAGTTGAAGCTCAAGGATACATCAGATCTGAGTTTTCTTTAAGACAAGATTTCTCCCATTTTAAACCAGTAATAACCGATTTTACTCCAAGAGTCATTTTGCCCGGAGCGACAGTTACTATCAATGGCAGTAATTTTATTAATGTTAAAAAAATATTTTTTGGTAATACTGAGGCTACTTCTTTTAACCCAGTTTCTACTTCTTTAATTACTGCTGTGGCTCCTATTAGTTTAAAAGGCGCTGCTGCTATTCTGATAGATACAGAAGAGACGAGTTCTTCTTCTATCTTTAACTTTAAAACAAGTGTACTCGTTAGCGATATAAGATTATCTTTAGAGTTCCAAGGATTATAACATGCCAACTTACAATACAGGTTTAATCAATCAGAGGATGCGCGTGACTGGCGCAGGGCTTTACGCAATAAGCGGATTACAGGTTCCCGGCGCTGGTTTCATTGATTTTTCCTATTATGATTCAACTCCTGAGTATATAGAATTTAATGTCCCAGAAGATATTTTATTGGGAAAAGTAAACCTTTATTTTATTACTGGAGCTACGCTGTCTGCTCCAATGTATGTTAGTGGAGTTGATTTTTTTCCAATTCCAAGATTAGATGCGGTTATCCCTTCAACCCAAGAAGTTGGAGAATTTGTAGCTATTAGCGGAAAGTCTTTAAGTGGAGTTCAGTATGTATCTTTTAATAATCTTACTGGAACTGATATATCTTATCAACCAGATAGTGGCGTTTTATTAGTTAAGATTCCAAGCGGATACACGACAGGCCCAATTATAATAAGTGGATATAATAATACTGGAATAGTGCGTGTTTCTAGTTCATTTAATTTTTTTGGTAGTATTTTTATTAGTGGTTTTAGTGATAATCTTCCTTATGAGGGAGATTTATTAAAGATTTCTGGTAAAAATTTTAATACCTCCTATGTTGACCAATCTTATTTTCCTGTAAATTTCACTACTTCTGTAGATAATAATATCACTGGTTTTGTAACCGCTCGTTTTACAGGGGCAGGAGATGTGATTTCTGGAATAGTCCCTCCAAACGCTAATGCAGGATTCGTAACGATAAATTCTAAAGACAACACCTCTTTTACTTCTAAAAATCAAATTACGGTCCTTAAAGCTCCTGTGGTATTTAATGCTTTAAATTATTATTTAAATTCTGGTGAGTCTAATATAGCTATAGGAAAAAATTTCGGCAATGTCACAGGCATTATTTTAAGTGGATTAAACTACAGAGAACCTAAGACGATTTTAAATAGCGGAGTTAGGAGTTCTCAAGCTGGTATATTTGGAAGGTCTTTATTATTCAGCGGAAGTTCTTACTTGCAGATACCTTCTCCTTCTGGAGGAGATTTTAATTTTGGAACAGGTCCGTTTACTATTGAATTTTTAGTCAATCCATTGCCGTACACTTCAACCCCAAGAATTGATATGTTCCAAGACCAAGGGTGGGACGGAAATGGTTTTTATTTTTATAAAGATGCTGGAAGCACTAATTGGACTTTTTTTGCAAGCAATACTGCAAAATTTAATATAGCTACTTCTTTAATTCCAGCTAATCAATGGACTAAAGTATTAATTTCTAGAACATCTGCTAATGGCGATACTTTCTATGCCATCAGTGGTAACAATAGACAGAGTTTCGCAACAGTATCAGCGGCAACTCCTTATACTATCACAGCAGGTAGCGGATTATTCATTGGAACTCATAATGTAGGTTCTTATGCTACTTATGGGGTTAATCCATTTTCTGGATATATAGAAGATTTTAGAATTGTTAAAGGCGTAGGATTATATAACAGCATTAATCAAGTATCCACTGGTTCTGGGATGTTCGATATTCCAAATACTGTTTTGCTGCTTCAAGGAAATTATTCTGATTACGATTACAGAGGAGACAGAAATAAATTATCAAAGATACAAGACATTTCTGGTTATGTAGAAGACTACAATTATGGAATTCATAACAAGAGTTTTCCTATTTCTGCTTTTGTAAAAAATAATAGTAACACTAGTTTAACTTTTACTGGCACAAACGCAGACGCTGGATGTTACGATATCACTCTCCAGAATACAGGCAATCGAAATTTTATATTCAAAAATTTTGAAATTATAAAAGGCTCACCTGTAATTAAAAATCTATCAACTTTTGAGCATTATGTTGGTGGAAATATTGAAGTCCTTGGGCATAATATTTATCCAGATTCTCAATTTTTATTTCAAGATACTGGGGACGTTAATTCGGTAGTCGATGCAAATGAAAATGCAAATAGTTATTCTTATCAATCGACATTCAGAAATCAAAAATCATTAGAAGTTTCTAATTCTGTACTGATAAAAAATGATACTTCTAAATTTGACGACAGAAGCTTTTTATTCTCTGGTAGTCCCGGCCCTTATGTCAAATTTTCAATAACCGGCCAATCTTCAAATTTTCCTTTAGGTTATAAAAATAGTTTTGCAGTTGAATTAGATTTTAAACCACTAGTAAATTTCTCTGCTTCTGATAAAAAATATTTAATAGGGAGTGAAAATGGGCTAAATGTGTTTGTCACTTCTGATCAAATAGTTATTTCAGGAATAGATTGGAATGGGTATAAGCCAGTTTTTTCTGGTCAAATAAATACGTTGGATTGGAATCACTTGTCTATTTCAAAAAATTATCTAAATCAGAATGCAATTAATGGGAAAATATTATTAAATGGTGCGCCTATAAATTTAAGTGGAAGCGAATCTTCTTTAAATTTTGCAACTTCTAATTTAGATTTTAACTTAAATGTTGGCATAGGCTCGACGAGTCCCTCAATAAGTAATTCAGTATTCGATATTTATATCGGGAGAGATTTTGCAAATACTTCTGCCAAATATTGGAGTGGGTATATAGATGAAATTAGAGTTGTTAGAGAAGACCCTTATCAGTATTCAAATTTCGCTCCAATAAGAAGAGCAAAAAATAATATTAATACTGAAATTTTAGTACATGCTAATGCAGGTTTATTTGATGACAATGTTAGGAGTTTTGGATATTTAAGCGTAACCACTCCAAATTTGTCTTTAATTAGGAAAAGCAACCCTGTATTAAACAACTTAAATTCAACGACTACTGGGGGTTTTGATAAGATCTTTACATTTTTAAAGACGCCTGTCATTACGGGAATATATCCATCTTTATTAGAGCAAGGTCAGCCAGCTACTGGATATGGAAGTGATCTTTATTATGTAAATTCTATAAGCATAGGCGGTTATGGAGTTAATAATTATAATATATTTAAAAGTGGGTCTGAATTTGATCAAGCGTTTACATTTACAGTTCCTGATTTAGCCCAGAGCGGAGAAAGTTTAATTATTAATTCAGATTACTACAGTTATACATACCCAAGTGGGCTTTCTATAAAAACAGGCACTCTTATCGTTGATGGTTTTTCTCCAACTACCGGAGCAGTGAATACTCTAATTACTTTTTCTGGTAAATTTTTAAATACAGTTACCTCTGTAGAATTAGGTAGCCAAGGAGGTGGGTTTAAAGAGATTGTCGCTTTCAGAAGAAAAGACATTAGTGGTTTAAGTTTTTATATTCCTCAAGTTTACGATATTACAGATGGCCCTATTGTTTTAAATGGAAGCAGTAGAGTAACTACAGTAGATTCTTTTACTTTTATTAATCCTAAAATTTCAAGAATTATTCCTGCTTCTGCTTATTTTGGAGATTTTATAAGTTTATCAGGTACTAATTTGAGTGGTCTTGATTTCTATGGAGTTGGATTCAATAATGAAATAATAAAATATCCACACGTTGTGCCCCCCGTTGCAACAGGAGCTTTGCTTTCAGTTCCAAGAGACGTAAAACAAGGAAGTTTTAGATTTTTTAATTCTGGCACTTCTGCTGAAATAAAAGGTTTTTCTCCTCTATTTTATCCAAGTACAACTATCTCTGGTTCAGACGCTAATACCTATAGGACGCAAGATGGAATAATTATTACAGGAATAAATGCTCACCTCTTTCAAACAAGAGATCTTTACATTAGCGGGTTCAATAACTTAACAGACAAAACAGGTCAGTATTTAATTTCGCAAGGAATGCAAGCTATCGATATTTCAACACTGTCTGGAATGTCTCAGCCTTACACTGGTTATACCGTGTTATCTGGGAATTTAAATATTACATCTTTCCCTTCTGTGCAAATTCCTGATTTAGAACTTCTTCTTAGCGGTTCTGATGCTATTGGAATAGGTAATACTACTGCAAGCGTATTCAATTCTATATTATTAGACGGCTATATTGGAAGTGGACAAATTTTCTTCCAAAGAAACAGCTTTGATGCTGATAATCTCTATAAAACAATAACAATTAAAGCTCCCTCTATTTCGACATCTACTTTAAACATTACAACTGGAACATATAGGTCTCTTATTACATTAACTGGAGCTAATCTTAATTATGTGACAGGAATTAAATTTGAAGGCGTAACAACTCTTGCAAGAGGCGCTTCTGGGACGATAACTCCAAACTTTCCTTATTTAGCTGCAAATTTTAAATCTGGGATCTCAGTAGTGACTGACGCTAGGGAGTTGAGCAGTAGCGTGATATATAAAGACTATGGTGAATTAAAATTCTATCCTCCATCAATGGCAGGAAAGGGTATGCACGGTAAAGACGTTGAAGACATAAGGCCAATTTCTGGAATGTTCTATCTACAAACTTACTTGGGAGAAGAGTATCCTGTAACTGGAAACTTTAATTATATTCCTTTTATATCTGTTAATGATGCTTATTTAAATAATAATTTAACTTATAGATTAGATGGAAGCACTCAAGTAAGTGGTTGGGATGGGTCTGTTATATCTTTTAATGGAGAAGGAGTAAGATATCTAACAGGAGTCAACTTCTTTACTAAAGTTAATGGACAAATAATAGAAGACTTCGCAACCACATTTCAATTCAATAAAAAACAAGCAAAAATAAATTTCTACAATCAGCCCGGAGGCATCATTACTGGTTATAATATCGTAAGTGGAGGCGCTGGTTATACATTCTCTCCTGTTAGCATTGGTTTAAATGATGGTGGAGCAGGAGTTCCTACTATAAATGCAATTGTTTCGTTTATGCCTCCTTATGTAGGGCAAGTTACAGGAGTAAATATACTTGTTAATCCAATTGGTAATTCCCAAGATTTCTGGCAAGGAAATAATGCTATCGTTCAAAATCCATCTTCTGGATTTATATTAAGAAATCCTTCGCAGTTTCTTATTTTCTCTGGAAACAACTTCGCAACTCAGAGTGGAGATGGTTCTAAATATTATGGCTATTATACTGTTTCAACGACTTTCCCGTTGGATAATGGTTTTGTAGTTGGTGAAAAATTAGACTTGAGATTAGCCAACTATGGTGCAATTTATGAGACGACTGATCAGCCCTTCTTAAATATACAAAATCCAAATAACTTCGCCAGAATAGCAGACATCATTTTAACTGGAAATGCTTACGTTGGTGAAAGCAGTTTCACCGTCAGATACGATGAAATATATTCAACGGATGATGCCGATTTTGCTGATATAGATTTACAATTTAAGACTTCTGTCCTTTACCCTACTGGATATAATGGAAAGAGGTTCTTGATTACTACAGTAAAGCCTTCCAAGAATGGAAGGAACTTAAGAGTCGATTTCTCTACAAAAGTTCCTCCCACAGGAGATTATGTAAACCCAATAGACCCAGTTGATTCTAAATATCTAAAATTAAGAATTGAAAGTATAAATTCAGAAGCTTCCTTGTTTAAAGGATTGGGAAGCGTTGGTTCAGCGAATAAGGTGTTTGCTGGGTCTGTTGGCGCAGGGTCTAGCTCCCCCGGAATTGGGGTTTCTTAATCACTTAGCTTTTTGAATTCTCTCAATCATTTCAAAGATTTTAATCTTTGGGATGTCTGCTATTGACATAAACGAGTCTGCGTTAACGTAACCTTCTTTAATAAGGCGTTCTTTTAATTTTGCGAAAGTAACGCTTTTGTCTTTCATTACTTTTTCAAGAATGGCATGAGGTTCAAATACAGCCGAAGACTCAGCGGAGTCATCAACGACATTATTCTTCGACTTCCCGATTTCGTCTTGACCGACAATATTGATCTTTAAGAAGTTTCGAACGCAGCGGATAAATGCTCTATTTTCAGCAATCGGACCCAAGAAGTGACGAGCAAAGTCTTTCGTATTACCGGGAGAAGCATCGCCAATAGAAGAGAAGGCTATCGAATTCCCTTGTGTTTCATAGTTTGCAATCCACTCTATTTTACAAACCGCCACTACATAGTCTGAACTTGGAGAGGTTACGGTGTAATCAACATAGAAGAATCCTCTAAGTTGAGCTACATATTTAATTCCAGCGAGAAGGATAAGTAGATCTTTATCTTCTAGTTTGGTGACATCAGTTTCATTGGTCTTATCCCTATTTGGGACAAGGAACTCTGGCTTGATCATTTTGCGCCAGTTAATAGAGCCGTCATCATTAAAGTGGTATTCCACACCTTCAATGAGACCATCAGAGGAACGAACAAGTTTCTTTACGGTATTCACATAGGTATACTATGCGGCAACCGGCGACTTGTCAACTCTAAAAATCCAAAAACTCTCTGCTTCTTTCCAAAACTCTGGGCAGTCAATGACTGGTTCGGCAACCTGCTTCGCTTCCATGCCATTCTTGAGAGAAGATTCGCTTAAATAAATTTTGCCATTACTAATTATTCTCTTGTTCGACTTGTAGAAGGCATTTAAAGTGTACTCAATTCCAGTCTTTTGTTTTAAATTAGTTGGCATTTCTACAATTATTTCTTGATCAAGATACTTAAGCTTCGCTTGTTCAAGCTTCTCTCCTTGTAAATAAGTAAATAGTTGATAAGAAATATTTTTATGAGCAAGAAAATTAACGAACTCTAGACTGCTATTTTCTTTAATTTCATAAAAGATTCGTCCGATATTCTTTTGATTGTTTAAAATTAGATTAGCATCAATTGGCTTATCTGTCATAATGAAACATTGACAGACTTGTAATTGCTCGTTTAAGAATTTTTCATCATGTTGCAAATCCATTCTAACTACGATATTGTTAGAATTAAATTGGGTTGGATTTACTATTTGATTAGGCACCATCTCTAATCTCATGTTATTATATTCAGTGCCGAAATAAAGAGTTTGAATTGAATTCGAATGGGGGATCTCTAAAAGATTTAATATGTTCCCTGCGATTGTTTCTGGTTTAATAGAGTTAATCGTCTTGGGGTTTTCTTCAAAAGAAAAAGTTGGTTTACTATTTCTTTTAGGCTCAAGCAGAATGTGATCCTTGGGGTTTCCAAAGAAAGGCTTTACGCAGTTAACGTAATTATTAGAATATAAAGCTACAATTTTTTTATTGTATCCTGAAGCGATATGAGTAGGAAAACTATCTGCACCAAAGTGCAGCAAACAGTCTTTTAAAATAAAAGCAGTTTGGTTTATGTTAGTGAATCCTACTAAGCTTACAACGCCGGTATAGACCTTTTCTTTTTCCTGCCCAAGTTGAATAATTTTAATACCTTTACTATTCAAGATGGGAGAAATGATATTTATTACTTCTTGCCAGTAATCGTAAGTCTTCGAAGGCTTTGAGCTTGGATGGAAAGTGATATACTTTTCGGCAGTTACTGGGAAAAACTTTTCGTAAATATATGGCTTCTTAATCTTAACTCCAGAAGCTAGAGAATATTGTTCTAAAAGGTGCATATTATTTAATATCGAATGCGATCTTATCTTTGCCGTTGTGAAGATAATTGAGCATCTTTTGCGTCCCTATGTGGGGTAAAAACGCTATCTCAAAATAGCCTTGATGATTACCGTACCCTTCAAGCCATAGCAAATTATCCATTTGAGGGATATATTCTAGCATCCTATGTATGTGTGGATTACCTTCAAGGATACAGAAGTGTTCTTTCTTAGTAGCAAAATATAAATTATGGTCAGGATAAGTCTCTTTAATTGATTCAAGAAGAGAGGTGCAAAGATAAATATCTCCAATACTTTCAGGCATTACAAACAAGATGCGCTTTCCTTTGTCAGCGGGATCTAGAATATCTTCAAAATCTACTTTTCGATTTTTTTGATTTTCTTGTGTCGCTACTTGACGGAAATAATTTTCAACATTCTGTCGAGTTTCTCCTTTAGAAAGCTTTTCCATCCAATGCTTGTATCCATCTTCATTCTGATCCACCTGTTTCATCTTCAGAATGTTGTGATACATGAAGATCAACCATTCTCCATTGTCGGTTATATTTGGAATAGCTGCATTGGGATCTTTTTCTTCTTCCTTTAAAGAGAAATCGTAAGTGGTAAATGGAATAGAGTCAATATATTGCTCAAACATCTTTCCAATAACAGGAACAGAATAATTCTCTATAGCCCATTTCCTCGCCTTTTGCCCAAACTGTCTCCTCTCTAGGTCAGACATCTTGTAGGCGCGATATAACTGCTTGGCAATAGAAGAAGGGTATGTCGAAGCCTTTCTGAATTGCGTTCCATGCTCTCTATACTCTGACCATTCCAAAGGAATAGATGCAGCATCAGGATGGCACATGTCTTCGCCGCAGCTATAATTAGTGACGAGAGTTAGTAATTCGCAATACTTAGCTTCTTGAATTGGAATTTCTTGACCCCCGCTAGTAAATGGATGACAATACACATCCATCAAATTATAAATCTCACATAGCTGCTCTTCGGATACACCGAATCCAGTGTTGGTAGTTGAGCAACTCTTCTCAGACTTGCATACTGGACAGCCCAATTCTTGCCCTTGAAAATGCGAAATAAAGTAATTTTTACATTTATTGCAAACGTAAGTCGTCTGGATATCTTTTCTGTCTATCTTGTATTCGTCAGCAAGCTTATGGATGTCCCAGCCTTCTCCCCAATGAGTATGCAATAGCAACTTTGCATTTTTAACATCGGAATTATTTTTAACAAAGTCTCTAAATCCTTCTAATAGATTTGGTACAGACTTACGAAGTTGATTTCTAAATACGAAACCAACAATAAAAGAATCAGAAAGCCCAAAATTAGCCTTTAACTGCTTCTTCTTCTCTACTCCTAGATGATTAAATTTAGAATGATTTACTGGGCCATGTACAGTTTTGGCATTATTGATACCGATTTTGTGCATTTCATTTGTAGCAAATTCACTCCAAATCCAATACTGAGAAGACTTTTTAGCTTGATTAATCGCCTCTTCATAAATGGGCAAAGAATCAAGAGTCACCCAAAGCAGAGAAGTGATGTTCTTATACCAATGTTTGTTATAGTATTGAGTGAACGCCCAAGGGTCTTGTGCGCCAATCCAAACATCAGGCTTCTCTTCTTTGATTACTTGATCAATATAATAAGACCCATAAGAAACATCTCTTGCAAGAGTTTGATCGGCATTAATTCTATTGACCTCGTTTTGATCGGTAGGGATACTCCCAAGACTCTTCCAAGGAGTCTTGGATAAAACGGGAGAACCCACTTGGGTTCCCCCGCAATAATGGATAATATCATACTTACCCGTGTTGTATAGGTAAGAGACTAGTTCCTTCGCCGCCCTACCGAATCCAGTTTTAGCGAGGCACCAATCCGTTTGAATTACTATCTTTTTCTTTCGCATTAGAATACGAGTTCTTCTGCTTGAGCTTCTGCTTCAGTCTGAGCAGCAGGTTGGACAGCAGGTTGATTTAGTTGGATTTTACTATAAGCTGCCCTTGCCGGATACTCCTCCTGTTGAGCTTCTTTTGGAGCAGGTGCAGCGACATCATCTTGAGGATAGAAAGAATTCCTAATGAACTCCAAAAGGAAAGTCTTTACCAGTACAGATTCTGCAAAAGTAAATCCAATCAAGAAACTTACCTTGTTAACAGTATCTCCCTTTTGCTCCTTGGTGGCATTAAAAGAAAACCCAATCTGAGCGTTGTCCCTTAGATAAGGACAAAACTTGCCCATCGCGTTTGAATTAGGAGCAGTGTGATAGAACTTGTATTCTGCGTTTCTATCAATTGCGTCTACCATACCTGCGGCTTCTACCGCATTGAACTTTAAGACAGTAGTCTTCTCTGGGTTCTTAGCGTTCTCACGAAAAGACCCAAGCTTCTTCGCTTCATTCCAAGAGTGCTGCTTGATGAAGTTGACAAACAAAGAGGTTCCCTTTGTCTGAAAAGAGCAAGCGGTTCCAGTTACTTTTGCATTTCCCTTATAAAATTGTAGGTTCATTCAGACATTATTTTGCCTGAAAAAAGCCGATTTATCAATTATTTTTTTCGGCTTTTAATTGAGAAAGTTTCGTGTAAACTGTATGGGTTTGGATAGCGACCATTCTGGCGAAAACAGAGTCTCCAAACTTTTGTCCGGTAATAATTACTATATCTTCTTCCTTTGGCATTCTATTATTAAGATTTTGCATCTCATCTATTTTATCGGAGAAGATCATCGTGTTGATGGCGGAAGTTTCGTCAGAAATTTGCATTTTAAAATACCTAGTCTTCTTCTCTCTTGAAACTCCTGACATACATTCTTTAATTACGCCAATAAAACAAACTTCATCTTTCTCACCGAAATTAGCAATGTCTTTTATATAAACTAGATCATCTTTCTTTGCAATAAATACTTCTCTCAGTTTGCTTCTTACGCTATAACCAATAATAGAATTCTCATAATACCAATTAGCAAAACTCTCTGATTTGCTATTGATCTCATATATCTTTTTATAGGCATCTGCTTTGGTTCGCAGCGTTTGGAGTCTTGATTCTTTTATGTAAGGTTTGCCCTGCACATCTTTGTTGTCTTTCATGTGCATGAGAATTTTAACCAAATCATACTCAAAGGTCTCGCCAAACAGTTTGGCGTTTATTTTTTCTTTATTAGTTAAGATGTTCCAAAGTTGAGCCTCGTATACTATTTTGCTTCTTGATTGCTTGAAGTCTCCGTCTAAGGCTCCTGCTTGGATAAGGGCGCAAAGGACTCCAATGTTTAGATTGGCTTGAGAGGCTGTTTCAAAGATGTCGAATTTGTTCTTAAACTCTCCTCTGAATTCATTTACGGCTTTAATAGTCTTCTCGCTGATGCCTTTAACAGAAAGAAGTCCAAAACGGATATTATCGCCTTCAATACAAAACTCTTCTTTTGACTTTAATAAATGAGGAGGCAAGAGTTTAATATTAAAATAAGTTAGTTCTTTTTCTGTTTTAGATATCTCTCCAATAGAATCGGGCTCATGCTTACTCATTTTCAATAGGGACAAGAAGAACTGTTGCGGATATTTAAATTTAAGATAGATAGATATTGCGGCGAGAGCAGCGTATGAGACTGAATGCGATTTATTAAATTGATAATTGGCTGAATCGTTTGCAATCCTCCATAGGACTTCGCCAATCTTAGGGTCAAGTTTTTGCTGGGAGATTTTGTCTTTAATCTTCTGCTCCCACTCTTTCATCTCTTCGACCTTCTTTTTGCCCACGCAGCGTCGAACAATTTCTGCTTCGTCAAGTGAGAATCCAACCTTGCTCACCATCTTCATCAACTGTTCTTGATACAAACAAACTCCTCCAGTTACTCCTAAGATATCATCGAAGAAAGGATGGATACTTTCGTAATGATTATTGTTTGTATAGTTAGCATACTTATCAATAAACTGCAATGCACCGGGACGAGCAAGAGCTAATACGCCACTTAACTGTTCAAGATTTTTAGGCTTTACCTTCTGGCATACTTTAAAGTTAGTTTCTGCTTCAATTTGGAATAATCCATGAGGCAACTTAAAGTCTTGTAATTGCTGATATATGAAAACATCATTTACATCAATATCCTCATATCTGATTCCAAGAGATTTGCAAACATCGTCTACAACTGATACTCCTCGCAAACCAAGCAAATCAAGTTTAATATTGTAAGCTGTAACATTATTCATGTCGTAGCTTGAAACGACCTGCTTGTCTGATGACAATTCTACTGGACAGGATTCTTCAAGGAGTGAGTGCGCCAATAAAAGCCCAGACGGGTGTACGCCTTTATTTTTATTAAGATTCTGAAGCTTTAAAGCGATCTTATAGACTTCTTGGTTTGTGCCGACCCATTCTGCAAATTTTTCGCTTTCAGTGACTGCTTCTTCCAAGCTCTTGACTTGACCGAAAAGTTTAGGAATATAAGAAGAGACATCATTCATTTCACTCTCTTGTTTCTCTGCAACTACTTTACCTGACTCTTTGATGCAGAGTTTAGAACTTAAAGTGTTTAGAGTAAGGATCTTAGATGTCTTGCCCTTAAACTTCTCTTCAAGATAAGCTATTACTCTATGCCGATTATAATAACAAATATCAAGATCAACATCAGGAAATAACGAGCCGTCAAAATAAGTCACTCCATCAACAATAGTTTTCTTTGCTCTGGCTTTAGAGATAAAACGCTCAAAAAATAGTTCATATTTAATGGGGTCAATTTTGGTTACATCAATGAGGAATAATAGTAGAGAGCCAGCGCAAGATCCTCTTCCCGGCCCAGTTGGAATACTCGTCTCTCTGCAATAATTAATCACATCCCAAATGAGAATAATGTAATCAATAAATTCTAACTCTTGAAGAATTTGTAATTCGTAATTAACGCGATCAATATACCTCTTGTAAAGAGCGCTTCCTTTTTCGAGATCAAGCTTATGAAATCCCTCTCTAGCTAGGCTTCTTAAAAAGTCGTAATTAGAAGTCTGAGCAACTAATTTAAGTCTAGTCTTGTGTCTTTGGTCAATTTCAAAGACAGGCATTCTAAGTCCGTGAAGGCCAAGTTCGTATTTTTGAAAGTCTTTTGAAAAATTCATACTGCGATTTGGAATTTCAGTCTGTTCCATACTTTAATGTTTAAATGTAAATCGTTAAGTGCGTCGTGAAGAGTCTCGTAATCGTGTTCTATGCTATATTCTTTTCCAAGGCTTGTAAGGTTAGTTTTCACTCCTTTTCTTCTTTCATTCAGTACTCTATACTGGTACTCAATTAAGCTCATTTCTTGAGAGTAAGGGATTTCATATTTAACTCCCTTCGCTAAACAATTAGTATCTATAACTTTACTCACTAAGTGCTTCCATTCTTTCCCATACATTTCGTAATAATCTTTAATGAGATACATATCAAAGTTTAAGATATTGTGCCCGATTATATAATCACAATTTTCCAACCACTGCGATATAGTTTTAATAGCTTCGCTAGAATGGATAGCAATTTTATTATATTTGTACTGATCGAAGCGAGTAATTTGGGCAGCTTCTTTGCTAACATTAATAGGTTTATCCCATTTAATATAAATATCAGAAGTTTCTAAGACCTCATTCCCTTTGACTTTAATCATGCCACATTGCCAAGGGCGATTGTTTATAAAGCTAAGGCATAAATTCTCAGTCTCTAAGTCTATAAAAGTATGGACTTTATCTTTATCATAACGAAGAAGATTTTCCATCATATAGAATCAGCCTCCTTCCAGCTTTCGAAACTAAATTCAGCGCTGCACATGTGTTCTAAATTCGGCTTGTTAAGGGTAGTCCTGTTATTAATGCATCTAAAAGTCATGTAGGCTTTAAAGTCTTCTCTTGTCTCGTAATAAATACTCTTGCTGGCGACCGTCTCATATTGATCAGCACAGAATTTGATTACTTTTTGCCTTACTATCTGATCAAATGGCAGGTCATTATCTTCAGTAAAAAAAGTAGGTTTTGTGAACTTCAACTCTGGGCAGCACAA